TTATCATATCTGGGTCTTGTGTATCTAAGTCCGTAATAAATCTAAATAATAGGTCTCTTTCATTATCACATATAATCAAATCTATATTATCTTGTAACCATTTGTTTTCTAATTCCATTGATTCAGGAAACCATGTATAAACCATATATCTCTCAGTAAAATTATCATAGACAGTAATCGCGTTAATCTTTTTATCGTATCTTCCACCTACAACAGTTTCAATATCAACATACCATTTTCTTAGATTATATTCCTGTATATTATCTAATCTGTCTACGCAATACTTTCTGGCTAATGAAATATCCGCTTCATATGTTTTAATCTGTTTACTATGAAATATATCTTTTAACCAATAAGTTTCCATATTGCTACCCAAACTAACCTTAATTAGTTCTTCTCTATCTATGCTATATTCCTTAGTAACATCGTAGGTAGGTCTTAGTGTTTTCCTATTACCAAAATGGGTGTATGAATACCTTTGTTCTGTTTTATGAAAATCATTTGCACTAATATAAAAATAGTGACTATAATCTTCTATTGTTCTTGCCAGACGCTCATTCTTCTTCCCGCGCCATCTTAACCTTACTTTGTCTCTTACTTCTGTAATTATCATATATATCTTCTTCCTTTATAGTGTCGGGATTATATACTTGCATAACAGGAGAGGAAATCCCAATACCCCAACTGTCGTATGTTTCTACTACCCTAATAGTAGGAAAGGTTTTACCCTTCGCTGCTTTATTTCTTAATATAATATGATGTGCTTTTTCTTTGGATAGATAACTACCCATGTATAAACATTCATAATCTTTACCGTCGTATCTAAAAAATATAGGTTGTGATAAATCGATAGGTACTCTTACCATAGTGGGTCTTCAACTCCCGGTAATTCAATTACCCATTGTAAAGATTTAACAACGCCTCTTAATGCATTAAAGTTTCTAACTGCTTCTGCAATGTCTGACCTAGGATAACGATTATCTGGATTAGTACTATTATAATCTTTCATTTCTAATAGATATGTTTCCCATTCATCTCTTAGTCGTTTTGCTTCTTGCATCATTTCTCTTACTTCTTTATTATCTCTCATATTACTCCCTCATTATATACAAATATTCATTATAAGGTATATCCTTATCTTCTGCTAACATATCATTTCTTAACATATCGCAATATGTAATTAGTTCAGAAAACGTTATGTAGTCTTCTAATTTATCTGTACCTAATATTTCTATTAATTTACGCTCTAATTTCTTACAGTCACCACATATAGGTATTTCCTGTATTGCGGATTTATTCAGTAGTTTAGTTTTTCTTTCTGCACATGTATTACAATATTCTGCCATTATTCTTCCTCTCCCACTAATAACTCTTCATTCCCTTCTTCTAAAATTAGTGTTTGTAGTATGCTTTCAATTATAGCCATCTGGCCTAATATAAATGCAATCTTTTCTTCATTCGTTTCTACCTTAAGTTCTTTCATGGACATATATTCTTCAATTGAATTATATCCTTCCATGTTCAATATCTGTCTCAATTCATTCTGTAACGGTTTTATAAAATCTAATAAATTCATGTTTCCAACCTCGGTGCTCTTAATACTACAATATTACTTGTTTTAAATAATATTGGGTTGTTGTTGTTTGTTGCTATCTTAAGTGTTCCTTTAAAAAATTTGTGAAATGGTCCAGTGTACTGTGTAGTAGCAAAATTAGATTGTTTATCTTCTGCTACTGTAATTGCTTCACTGTATACTTCTCTATCTTTTTCTGAACTAATTGTTAGTTTGTTTTCTCCTATATCTAATTTATAAATACCACTACCAACACTTTCGCATAGTTTTGTTGCCTCTAAGAATTTCTTAGAGTCTAATTCTATAATAGAACTTAGTGTTGTTTTATCACTAATAACCATGCCATCCTTTGTTTCAAAATTACCATGTAGTGTTTTGCTAACTCTTAATATAGCATCTACATGAGGATGACGGTCTAATGTTGGTATTGTAGCCGATGCCCCTGTATCGCGGGTAATAGTTAATAGATTAGTTTCTTCTGAATAATCTAATGAAATAACTGCTCCATTAAGAATATACTTTAGAAGTTTATCTGCTTCAACTGTTACTCTAGGAATAGTATCTCCAGTTGCGGCCATCTTATACCAAACAAAGGTTCCGCTGTTAGCATTATTTATATTTAAATTATTATTGCTACAACTTAATAAAATCTCATTACCTAAAGAATGATTTTTTATTCCCTGTCCAATCGCCCATTTTCCTTTACATAAAACGGTATTAATACCTTTTTTTAAATCACTTGCTTTCACTCTTACCATTATATCACCCAAAGGGTTAAGCAGTTTTGTGACTTGCTTAGGTCTTTACAAATTAAAGAGTTCCGTCTTTAACTTGTGGGAGTCCATGCCATGTAACATTTCCTCCATCATTTTCCATAACTAAGAATTTTTGTCCTACATTTTCTGCATTTGTTTTAGACTTCTTTACAGTAGCCCATAGTTTCAAAGATTTACCGCGTTCTTCACGGCTCATTTGAACATATTGATATAACTTTGCAGTTGTAGATTTTTCCCAATCCGGCTTTGTACCAACAATCTCAAACCCATCATGAACTTCTTTCATGTGTGTAATAAAGAATTTATGGCATCTAAGTTGTAAAGCCGCATTAAATAATCTTTTATATTCTTCATTTCTTGCATACCACTGAGTAGGAACCATTTTAACTTTATCAGCCTGTCTTGGGTCACCACCCTTAATATGATTAAGTCTAGCAATCATATTTGTTGTATCTAACCATGAATCAAGTCCATCAAAGATAATAGCCTTAACTGCTTCTACCTCAACAACCTCATCTTCATATTCGATTTTACCTGTTTCAATTGCTTCATTAACCATAGCCATAAAGTATCGGGACATATCTGCGGTCTTTAGATAATCAATAGTCATATCCTCATTATATACATAAGGATTAAAAATAACTACCTTTTCATCACTAGACCAATGTTGCCTCCATGTTGGTTCAGCACCTTCATCGTAATCTAATACAAATATCCAGTGTGTATCAAGTTCTTCATCAGTTCTACAATCAAGACATAAACCTGTTTTACCATCACCGGGATTCCCACTAACTCCACAAATTAAATGTGCTTGTTCTTGTTCTAATAAATTTCTACGTTGATTCATGGCTCGCATTTTTGCTGCCTTGAACGCACTTTCATTTAAATTATTATTGGCTTGTTGTAAAACAGAACCTGCTGCTTTACCACTTTTAGAACCAATACCCATTATTCCACCAACCTATGATGTTGAGCATATTGTTCCTTGATACTTTCTAAGTCTACTTTACTGACTTGACGAGTATACATTTTACCACTTGCTGTATGTAGTCGAAGCGAGAATTGACCTTTTTCATCATCTAACTCCTTCCATTCTAAACTTTCTACCTTTCCAAAATCAACTACTAACTGATTTAATTTTACTATCATTTTTTTCACCTTGTTTATTATCACCAATAATCAATATCGTTTTCTTCGCTACTAATTTCTGGCACTTCCGCATTACCTAAAGCAACACGAGGATATACACCATAAAGATTAATTGAAACTGGGTTCCATTCATCTTCTAGTACATTTCCATTTTCATCCTTTCTTTGTGTTTGGTTAGTTCTACCAACAATAATTACGTCGGAACCAACACCAAAGTCAATGGATAGATAAGATGGAATCCAAACTGGTGTAGAGTCTGGAACATCTTCACTTTCAAATCCGTAATTTGCATCAGCAGGTTCTACCCACATTGTTCTATTACCAGTCTTTTCATTAGCAGTTAGATTCATGCTACTAACAATACCATCTGTAACTACTAATTTCATTCCCGGTTCATTTCTAATTGAATCATGGTAATTTTCAATTTCAAACAAATCTGCAATATATCCGCCCATATGTTCTACCAATAAGTCTTCCATTGATAGTCCTGCAACATCTACAAATTCGTCCCCGCTAGGGTCCATTACATCATTATAAGTTAAACCATCTAAAGTTTTACTACGAATACCATATATTGCATCTCTATCTTCATTAAATAATCCGAATAGGTGAACCCATCGGAATGTTTCACATGAAAAATTCTTTGCATCATCGTTCTTTAATCCAAGAGTCCAATACTGAAACTCTCCATCTTCTTTACGTCCAATAAAGTGTGCGCGTAATCTGTATTCTTCTGCTGGTAAAGGTTTACCATATCTTTTATTTACGTCACCGCTACCGAATGATTTAACATTATCTAGCGGTACAATCCATGTATTTACATCATCTCCCTTTATTACTTCCATAGCAGAATTTGGTACTGATGGAATGTTCTTTGTTTGAACTTCACCATTTATCATCTGAGACTTTTCATATACGTCATCAGCAACTTCTCTAATTTCAGCAATATCACCATTGTTAAATACATCATTTGAATCAGCATTATATCGAGACATGATATTACGCCTTCTCCATTCTTGCACATCTCTAGCCTGTTCAATTCCTACAAAGAAACCGAACCCACTATTACCAAATGTGCTCTTATTTGTTGATGATTTGCCACGAATAGCACCACGTACAAAATTACGCGTTAATGTTAGCGCAATCATACTAGAACGTGGTTGCTCCATGTCTAATCCGTTCTGTGTAGCAATTTCATTATATTTTGCTACAATTTCTTCTTCGTTCATACTAACTCTATTTCCTAATGCTTTTAGTTCTTCTAAAATTCTTTCCTGCATTTTTTCACTCCCTTATATTTAGGACGAGGTGGACTCGTCACTTGTTTTTACTAAGAAGCGGAGGCACTTAAACTGCACCGCCTATATCTTAGTGGTAATCTATAACATATTGTTATAGACTATTCTGTATTTACTTACAGTTTGTTATACTTATTCTTCTTCACCAACTGATAGTCTATACACTATACCATAACGACTCTTACGAATCGCTATATATTTTTTGTTCGCTTTCAAATAATGGCATATCTTTCTATGTTCTGGAACATAGATAGTTGACCTATTACCTGAATCGAACCATTTATTCATAATTGCGTCAAGCACTTGTCTTGCTGTTCTTTCTTCACCGTCTTCCATAATTAAATCTATATATCTTTCTGAGTGTTGTCTTCTACCCATTTAATCCCTTCTTTTATACAGGCTTCGTATGGTGTTAAATTATCATTATAATAATCTCTCCAAACTTTATATCTTATTGTTTTGAATGCTTGACTAGGTATATAACCCACCCATCTATTAAAATCAAATCCTTTATTTTTAGTTACATTAATTTTAATAAAATCAACTCCTTAAAATAAAGGTGGGTAGGAGGCTTGGTGCGATAGCCTGTATTTTTTTACCTTTATCCTCACTACCCATTATTATTTTTAATACCATACTTATTATACTTTTTGGATTATTACTCTTTAGCATTTCTAATCATCCACTTTAATTCTTCAATTCCGTCTTCGCTCTTATGAATATCCTTTCTAACTTCATCTAGAAAATCCTTTAATAATTTCCAGTGATGTTGATTACCTTTAGGGAAAATATCTGGTATTGTTTCCCATAAATCTAACAAATTATAGAGAGACTCTCTTTTAGTTATCGCTAATACATTATATCCTTGATTTGTCTTCTGGATATTTGACTCGACTTTATGTTGAGTTAAAGTTGTTACTAACGCTTCTAAAAAATCTAACTTACCTCTAACTATAATTTGCGTCCTAATTATTGTTTTTCCTTCTCCACCATAAATGGCAGTAAATGGTTTTCCTAAACACATTAAAATTCCTTTCAATTCATCTTTTGTATACATTTATACACCGCCGTAATTTTCGGCTTGTTCTTCTACATGTTCATGATACTTTTCATGACCTAGTAAAAATAGTCCTGCTTCTTTTTTATTACCTATAAAGGATTCTAAGCAGATAGGGCAGGTAACTTTAACCATTTCTGCTTCTAAAAATATACCTATATCAGTAGCATAGGTAATTATGTCTCCTTCTTTGAAAATATTATCTGGCACTAAGTCATCCCACATAGTATTTAAAAGATAGTTATAGTTAATTATAAATCCTCTCCTTTAATACTTATGTGGAACATATAATATTTTAATGCTATATCTATACAATCATAACAATAAGATTTTCCATCACCATGCATATTATGAAACATTGTTTCTTTAACTTCTTTACAAACAAAACATTGTCCTGAGTGCATTTGTGGTAACTTCATTCTTCTTCACCCACAACAGCCCAATTTTTATAATGTCTGCTATTAATATTCATTATTTTACCATTTTCCCATCGAACTTTTGCTATTTCCATAGGCTGTCCTCTCATGTATATCCAAGTAACATCTACTACTGTTGCTAGTTTCCCTGTCTTATTATGTTTAATTCTATCTCCGACTATCATTCCTCATCACCATCATTTGTTTCTTTATCAGATAACTTCCAATACTTTTTTAACATTTCTCCTGTTCTAGTACCCCACCAACCGGGGTGGGTATTATACCATTCTAGGTTATGTTGTCTTAAAATTTCAACTTCCTCTTTTTGTCTACTTAATATTCTTTCGGGCGTTTTAATCTTCTTTTTCTTCACCATTTAATTTTGCCTCCATATTTACTATTATAGTTTGCCATTGATACCAATTTATTTTATTATTAGGTGGTCCACCAAAGTAATCTGAGTTGAACCACATAAAATATGCTTCTTTTGTGCTACATTCACTACAAATGTTTGTAGAGTTATCAAATCTACTAAGACCGTAGGTACTTTTTACTTCTTCATTACACAATGGACAAATCAATTAAGCATCTCCTTAACCGACTTAAACTCCGTCGGCGTTTCCTTATCAGTACGGAGTCTTATGAATCTTGGGAATCTAAGTCCAATATTACCATCCTTATCTGAGGTAATAATATCTGCATGTATTTCCATTATAGTATTATCATTATTATCATAATACTCATGAACTATATCTAAGTCTGTATCTGTAAATCCTGTACCAACAGAACCTATGCTGACTATTTCATTTTCTATCATTACTCCCAGTTCATATGAACCATAAACTCCTGCTCTTTTACCTGTACCCATTGTTGCATCTAATACTATACAGTCTAAATCAACTAATGCGGGTTTATGCTTTAACCATGAACGCTTTCCGGGTTCATATATTTGGTTTGCCTTCTTTAGTACTAAACCTTCATAGCCTGCTTTAATAGCATTAGTATATTCTTTACGAATTGCTTCTTCCCCACTAACTAACTTAGTTTCAGTAATATTAACATTAGGAAAATGCATTTGTAATGTTTCTAATCTAGTTCCATACCCAAACGAATAGGTATCTTGCCCGTTATATGTAAGAATATCAAAAACGATGGCTTTAATCGCTACACGATTTCTTACTGCTTCTGTCTTACCATGAATACGTGGCATTATTTCTTTAAATTCTAGAACATTACCTTCTTCATCTACTGGGACAATTTCCCCATCAAGAATAAACCAATCAAATTCATCGCCCCAAGATTCTACATTAAGGTCTGCAAACTTATCAGTTATATTATCACCTTTTCTATTAAAAATCATTACAGAGCCATCTTGTGTTCTGTGAAACTGAGCGCGAATACCATCATACTTTACGTCAGCATAATATTCACCTTTCAAACTTTTAGCAGTTTTTGCTAACTGAGGCTTAATATAACTTCCGGGTGTAGGTACTAGTAAATCTCCAACACCCCATCCGTCTGTAACTTTATCAATTATTGTGTCTAACTTATTAAACTTAATAGCAGTATTAAAGTCAGATGTTTTGATGCCATATTTTTTAGGTAAAGACTTCTTAGTTACATTTTCACCTGCACCGTTTCTAGTTTGATTTACAATAATCGCCGTAAACCACTTTCTTTCTAAGCCATTCATTCGTTGAAAATAGTCCATGAATACGCTTCTAGCATTTACTATGTCTGGTTGTGATAATACATCATTAAATATAGTAATGTCTAATCCTTCACTTTCGCTATTAATGGACCATTCATAAACAAATTCTGGAAATCCTCCGGAATCGTCCACTAGGTCATTCAAGCCAAAATCGTCCAATCCGTAGTAATTTGCTACATGATTTAATAGATTCTTTGGTCCTAAACCAGTTGAACTAAAGTGTCCAGTTAATGCTAAAAAGAAATTCTTCCAATCTTTTCCTATATCTTCATCAGCAACAATATTATTTATCATTTCTGTTGGGGTCATATTACAATATGATTCCATTTTTTGAGCAAAATCACTCATCTTCATCTTCATCACCGCCCAAAGGTGGGTATGTATCAATAATAGTTAAGTATGCTAAATCAACATGACTTACATCTATTCTTTCAAAATCTGTCTTAGAATATTCGACAGTCTTACTAATCAATAAACCCATCAGGTCCATTGTTCTATTTGCTATTCTTTCCCTAGCACTAGCCTTAACTTGTCTATTAGGGATAACTTTCTTAATCATTCTTTTTACTTCTCTTTCGCTAACCATTTTTCCATCTCCTTTTTATTATAAAAATATTTTATTATTTTATTACTTAAGTCAGTAATAATAAATACAACTCCCATTATACAATTTATTGATATTACCTGATACTTGCCAGACACTTTATATGTTTCAACTGAAGGACTTATTCCTTTCAACCTACTACTTTCAAAAGATACTCTTTGAGCATTTTGTGTTATCCATTGTATAATATGTGGTTCTTGTACTTCAACCCATACATATCCATCTAGTTCCAATTCTCCAGTTCGATTGCATACATTACATTCTTTACCATCACAGATTGGACATTTTATATACTGAACATTTACGGGAAATCTAACAGTATTTACTCTTCCTCCGATGTTAGACATATATCCTCAGTCCTCGATAAATACTCTTCACCTTCTTGTATATACCAACGCATTCTTTGGTTTTTACCAAGTACAATTGCTTCATTAAGAATTGGTTTTTGAGTATTAATTGTCTTCCAATCAGTCCCACTAAAATAAGCATGACCAAATGGATGAGTATGAATCCAACACCTAAGAGGTAGTTTCATACCCTTTACTTTTTCATTTTTGTAGTCTACGAAACTTCCTGTCCCTTTACTAATAAATAAATTAAAGTCAGCGTCAACAATTACACTTACCTCTAGTTCGGTAAGATATTCCGTTGATACTTCCCAAATCATATCTAAAAAGTACGGGTCATAAAAACTCGCGTCGCATAAATCAAAGGCTTCATTTATTAAAGCCTTACACATATCCCAATCACAATTAGGGTGTACTATACCCCTATCCTTATATTCTAATTCTTCCATTTATTCTTCCTCCTTATTATTTTCATAAAACTTAAACCCAAATTCTTCTAATGTTGTTTGTCTATACATTCTACCACCTACATTGACTACATTCATGTTTACTTGATGTTAAATCTAAATGTAGATAAAATGCACATACTCCACATAGTCTTTCTTCCATTTAATCACCCATTATAAGTTGCGTGTTTCTTTACGTCTTCACCATTAAACCATCTTTGAGTCCATTGTGCTCCATATCCGGCTGCTACTACTTGCATAAAGTGAACACCAGAACTATCTCCTTCCCATGCGTTACCTTGGCAACTAAAAGAACCTTCTGGTCCAGCAGTAAATGATGAATATAATTCTGCTCTTTCTAATGAAGAAATCATAGCGGCATTTCTACCTTGTGCTCTTAAATCTAACCACTTTATTTTATCAGAACTATATAGTGTTCTTCTAATTGCTAGATTATCAGCACAACATATAACTAAATCATATCCTTTAACCTGCTTACTTGTTAATACCTTGTATGGTTGTGCCTTTACTGAACTATATCTATCAGCCATAACATCAACCTTTAACTTTTCAATATCACCTTCATCAAAATTTTGATAGGTTATATTTTTAATCTCTACTACATCAGGGTCGTATACTGTAATATTATAGAGACCTGTCTTATCTAAAAGTGGAATAAGAAAACTTCCAATTCCACCTGCTCCAATTATCATAATCTTTCTTTTACTTTTCTTTCCCATTTCTAATCACCTTTAAATGTCTTTTCAAGCGAGGGAGACTAACTCCCATTTTTTCACAGACTTGTGCTTGAGTCAAATCTGAATACTCATAAAGTATCGCTGCCATGATACTTCTTGTAATAGTATAATTACTACCTAAACTATCTAAGAATAACTTACCTTCCTCAGATAATTCTGTAATATCCGGCAAACCAATACGGTAATTTTCTCTTCCAAAAATACCGACCTTATGATAATGTTGTTTAATTCTTTTATTTATTTTAAACATTTTATTTTTATTTACTCCCATAAATGCACATATCTTATGTATATTATATTCAGCATTTGATTGTGATAAGGTATAGTAAGTTACCGCGCAAAAAGCAGTAATTTCATCTACTCTATTAAATACTAATGCAACTTTTAATGTATTATAATTTCTAATAATATCATTACGATAATTACGTAAATTAAATTCATTTAATAATATATCGAGAGGTGCAAAATCACGATTTGCCGCAACTTGGTTTTCGTTCTTTTCCCCACGTATAGTTAATATTCGTGATACTGCAAGCAACCCACAATCCTCACATTCATGTAAGTTAATTTCATGTATATATTTTAGATTAGTACTATTACAATTTTCGCATGGCATTTTATATCAACACTCTACCTGCATTTATGTTACCTGTATCTTTAGTAATGTGTTCTAGGTGCGTTCTTACAGTAGAAACATATGTCCCTAATACATGGTCATTCATTACTGCCATAGCGCGAGCAGCATATTGGTCACCTTTAGAAGCACCACTCATCATATTATCAATACAAATTGGTCCTCTTAGTTGTAGGTTAGTCTTTTCTGCACTCTTTAGTTTATTTAACTTTACTAAATCATGATTTCCACCACTGTTCCCACCAGAATAAACCATATATGTAGATACATCTTGATAGCCTCGCTTCATACCATTATCAGCAATAATCCAATCTGTTAATTTACCCTTAACAAGTAGAGCATCTTGTTCCTTATCTTCCTTTTTAGTCTTAAACTTAATAACTGATATTTGTTCATAGTTATCGGATAAGCCTTTCAACAATTGCATGGCTCTTTTCTCGACGGCATCAGATTGCCTATTTTGAGTCATGAATGCTTTCATTACTTTTGCTTGGGAATCAGTAACTCTAGTTTCATTTAGAACGAATACTAATTCTTCAGGACTGATAGCATAAAATTTACCTCTACGATTGTCTTTTAGATAACTATTAGTAAAGTGTCTTAAGTCCTTTAGGGATATATCATACCAATAAGCATCATTAAGTTCTAAGGCAAAATCTTCTGGACCAATCTGAGCAACATTTAATCTACAAGTCTTGAGTTTATTATCATCGTCTATAAACTTATAAGGTACTCTATTTTCTAACACGTAAGATAATTCTGCTGGCATCTTAACACATCTATGAAAATAATCCCATAATTGTTTGTGACCTTCGGCATCATTATTAATATATATTGACCGAAGTAATACCCTTGTAATATTATTTAATATATCATTTATTGTTAAAGTAATATTATTTAATTCATATCTTCTACTGTTTCTAGAAATCAACATACCAAACCCCTTTACAAAAAATAATAATTGACCGTCACCTTGATTTTTTGCTGGTATTAATATTCTTCTATTTACGACTTCTCTAAGTGCTACAAAGGTAGAATCAAGTCCAGTGCTAGTACTTCTTCTATTAGCATAAACAGTAAAAGTTCCATCTAGCCCTTCGATTTCAATATTAACATGACTCATACTATCACTAGCATGTCTAATTCTTATCGTCATCATTATATATTTTCCTCCATAGTTATCTGCTCCATTAGAACACCGTCACATAAATCATTTAACTTCTCAGCCAAACTCTCACATATTCCGGGAATAGTTTTTCTTTGTAGACCTAACCAAACTTTATGTTGTACATTTAACACTACAACAGGATTAAGTCCTTCACCCTCATCATACTTGATAATTATAGGTGGTAGTTCTTCATCATTTACCATTCTGAATTCTACCATCTTTTTAGTTCTTGGAGACATCATTCTTTCACTTCCGGCTTTGGACCCATTTTGATAACTTGTCTACTAACAATAACATGAGGAAACTTCTCAATCAACAAAGGCATAATCTCATTCCAATTAATATCTCCTTCGTATTGTTTAGTCCACACACTACCGTTTGTCTTTAGAGAAGTCATACGAACTACAACTTTTTCATCAGTTACTGTTCCTACGTCTTTCAATACCGCCAAACTATCTGCGTCTATATTCAATCCACCGTTCTGCATTTTCATCATTTCTTCTATATTCATTTTTTTCACTTCCAATTTTTTTGCAGGTTATTATATTTCACAAGCCCCACCTGCACAAGCGATTTCACCGCTTAGGTCTGTGTTGTCCTTTTGTTCGACTACATTTCTTAAGTCTACCGATTTTAATGACTCCATCATCTCACGAAATTTAAGGACATTCGTGGACTCAAAAGGAGCCTGTATATATGTTCCACCATCATAAGGTAAAACTGAAAGACCGTTATACGACTTTCTATTATTCCACATCCATTCACCAACATCCTCCCATTCATTTTCACGAATAGAAACTGTTGCTGAAACATTATGAGTATTCATACCATCTCGGTGTCCAGTATTAACCCAATTTTCTGCGAACCATTTTACTCTTTCTAATAAAGAAATAGCAGGTTCAGTTCTTAGTGTTGCACCATCTGGTGCGCGTTGAGGAATACTAATAACTGCTTCAAGATGTGGCTTGAAGTGGTCATCCTCAATTAATTCTTTATGGTTTCTAGCCAAATAATCATAAATGGCTTCACTCTTTCCTACTCTAACTCTTCTAATATAGTGTTTATCATGCCATGCGTGAATACCGCTACTTGTACCTAATACAAGTGAAGTAGTTCCCGCAGGTTTAACACAAGTTAGTCTGGCGGCTTTATTAATTCCTATTTCTTCTGCAACTCTTATATTTACTGCTTTAACATGTTTTGCCGCCATTTTTACATCTAAACTCTTTAATTTATTAGATGCAATCCCCGTCATTGATACGCCAACTAACGCATCCTTTTCTGTTGTTTGCTTCCATACATCTCTAAGATAATGGAAATCTGTATACCCTGCTTGTAATGTTCCAACAAATGCTGCCGCTTTAACTCTATTGTTTAGGTCATGTTGACTTTCTACATTTGAAACATTTACTTCTGTTAGATTACAGAACTGATAAGGTCTTAACGCAATCTCGCAACATGGGTTAGTTCCCCAATCCTTATCATTTGAAAAGTATAATCCCGGTTCACCCGAACCTGAATCTTGTATTTTTTGCCATAGTTCTTTAAAAAATGCTTTTCTAACTCTACTACGAATTAGAACTGCACTATTATTTGCTCGGCCTCTTTGTGGGTTTTGTTCCCACCATGCTCCACTCTTACATGAAATCATATCATCATCATCAGCACTAAATAAACTAATTAATGCTGCTCTACGAATTCCACCTGCTAATACTGAATCAGCAATGAGACACATAATATCATGTGCTTCAATGGTGGATAATTTACTACCATGTTCCTTTTCAGATAAAATGTTCTCTATTTTTACAAGACATTCTCTTAAAGGAGTTGGACCGGGTGCTCGACCACCAGATGTTTTAAGTAATTCACCCTTTGGTCTAATATCTGAATAATCAAACACTGGAGTTGTTTTATATCCTCCAAAATATGACTTCATCAATGCTTTAATTGAATCAGCCCAACCTTCTATACTATCACCAATTAAATATCTTCTAGTTCTTTTAGAAGGTTTTGATATTTCAGGTAATTGTGCTACATGATGTTTTTGTACTGAATAACCGACTCCGGTTCCTCCTAACAATAAAAACATAGCCTCCCAAAAAGAATCAATACAATCAATCGGCATATATGCACAATTGTAAACTCTATTTGGACTAACTTCAATTGGTTTACCTGCAAATTGCATACTTCGCATTGAAGGTAATACTTTCTTAGTTAATACAAACTGAGTGTATACATCTTTTATCTCATCTTTCAATTGAGGATATTTTTTCATATGCATTTCACAATTTCTATTACAAATCTCCTCCCATGTTTCTCTCCTAAACTTATCTGGCTTAAACTTGGCATATTTCATATGCACAATTATATCACTTAATATTTCTTGACTTATTTCCATCATAATTCCCCCATCAGGTTATCAATCTCTTTAATAAGATTGCCATTTTGTACTAATATCCAAGACCTTACTTCAATCCATTCAAAATCTTTCCAGTCTTTTAGTATTTCCCATCCATTTTTATTTATACAATTCCAAATACTATTATATTCTACCTTCTTGTAGGTAAAAACTAAGTCTCCACAACTTACCAATTCTTTGTTTTTAGTACCGCGACCTATTATTATTCCCTCGTCATAAAAGTTAGGGTCAAGGGTTACTAGGTCGGTACCATTAAAATGATTATGAAACTCATAAAGTTTTCTATAACCAACTGGTCTAAGTTTATAAAGTTTGATTAGTTCATCTGCTACATAATCAGTAGTAATATAATTTTTTAGGTGTTCCAAATCATTTTCTTTAAGATATTCACTTATTAACATATATTTTCTCCGTAAATAGTTGATGTGTTGTTGGCATCCAATCCGGTCTACCGTCATTTCTCCACGTTGCGAATTTCCATTTATCAATTCTATAATATTCTTTGTATGCTTCTATCGTACAGGGAAATAATTCCTCGTCTAATAGATGCGGATATATATTTTTCTTGATTGCTCTAACAAATGGTGTTAGACCTTGCTTTGGAAAGTCTGCTTCTTCTAACCAATCAAACACATCTTTTGATAATTCAGTCATTAGTCTTTCGACCTTGTGTTGTTTTTTGTATCTATCTGTATATTCCTCACAAATTGTCCAAGTATTTTTCCATGTCCAAATAAAATTGTCTTTGGATTCTCTAGCCCAAATAGTGGAAGGGTGTTTAGCCATACCTCTACTCATTCTTTTCCAAGGAATATTTTTTTGATAATTTAACTCATGCAAATTGTGGCAGATAATTTGTAATCCCTCAGTTGGCATCTTAACTACGTGTTTATCACATAGTTGTCTAGCCGCTAATACTGGGTCTTCATGTAAAAAGAATATATTCATTCTTCACACCTCTTACAATTACCAATTCTATACCAGTGTCCGCATTTTTCGCATTGACTAGGTATTGCTCCACACATTTAACCCATCCTCCTTGAACAAGTTATACAGTAATCACTGTAAGTACTAAATCTTGGGTTCATACAGTTTTTTCTTCTACAAATCTTCATCTGTAAAACCATCCTTTGTAAATCCACTAATCATTTCTTCGCTTGCCTCCTTAACTTTAGTATTTCGCTCTACTTGTTTCATCCATAAAACAAATGCTCTTGAGTGAAATCGCCAAATAAAGAATAATAATACTTTATATAATAATTTATAATCCATAAGTATCATCCTCACATGATTTATCTCTCCATTCTTGAAGTATGTCTAGTAACTGCTCAGAAGTTAAACAATAATCATCTAATAGTTCTTCAGTCCCAAACCTTCCAGTGTTGGAGTAAAATTCTAACCACAATTTATTATCATCACGAGATATTTCACAAACAATCTCTTCTTTTTCTGAATGTGGGAAATTACAATCAGAGTTAGTGCATTCAACACCATCATCTTCTGCTCTAACTAATTTCCATTCACATCTAGGACATTCCATGTATGCCATTTACTTTTCCTCCTGTATTTTACTAATTACGAATCCACATTTAGGACACGCAATTCCTCTTTCTGCTGCTTCTTGACTATGTTTAACAGTGCAAGCCAGCCATTTTGTATAGTTTTCATATAAATTATTCCATCGTTCTTCTGCATTCATTCTATTTTCCTCCACATTAATTGTCTTGAGCCACTATCAACTCTTGATACCCAACCGCCATCTTTCTTTAAGGCTCTTGAGATAAATTGACTCATGGCTAAAGTGTTTCCTCTATATTTAGCAACGTGTCTATTTACCGCAGCGGTTCTTGTTGTTTTACAAAGTAGTTTGTAATATTCATCTAATACTTCATCCATTATTAAATTAGTACATACTTCTTCGTGTCTATTTGATACTGTAAGTACTGCTTCTACCATTACTTTCCAGTCTGCACTTGTTCTTCTTTTTTGTTTTCTTTTTCTCATTACAGAATCCTCCTACTTACACTATCTGCTTTTTCATAAGAATATCCCTGTTCTCGCAAACTTTTAAATAATTTTATTCGGGATAATTCTTTTCCGACAGTTCTATCTAAGTATACTTTAGTATAAACTCTTAAATCATTAGCAGTAGCATGTTTTCTAATAGTATCTGTTTTTGGTAATTTTTTAAGTTTTTCTAAATTCATCTATCATCACCTTCACCTTTCAGTGTATTGTTTTCCATTCTTTTCTGAATCTTCTCTATGTTTAACCTAGCCACTTTATCTAACTTAACATTAAGTTCGTTTGCTAGATTAGCAAGATACCATAATACATCACCTAATTCACGAATCAACGCTTCTTTATAATGTATTGGGTATGTATTCTGTAATGACCCAGAATCCCTTATGTGCTTCTTTATCTTTTCAGCAACTTCTCCTGCTTCGCCACATAAACCTAAAGTAAGATACAATAGGCTATTATCAGTGGGGAATATAGCAGTTTTGCTTGCTGTTCTTTGATAATGGTTCATATCCATTATTCTTCCTCCGATAAATATACTAAGTCCGCCAATGCCAACGC